GCGCGCGCGCCAGTTCCTCGATCGGGATCCGGACGATGATCTCGACCGCCCCCGCGTTTACGCGCACGGCACCGGCCACGCTGCGCGCCGCGGTGCTCACGCGTCCCGCCGCCAGGCGCCGGCACCCTGCGGCACCGCGCATGCGAAGTCGGCCGCGTCACGCCTTCCGTATCCTGTTATCCGGTCGCTATACACTTTCTTCCTTCCTAGTCCTGGAGCCGGTTCTAGGCCTCCTGCTCGATGAGGTCGAAGAGGGAAGGGGTGGCCAGGTCGCGCGCCGCCGCGGCCAGGTGGGCGCACGCGTCCGCGAAGTAGCGCGCCGACAACTCGACGCCCAGCGCGCGCCGCCGCAGCTTGATGGCGCAGAGCGGCACGGTGCCGAGCCCCGCGAAGGGGTCCAGCACCAGCTCGCCCTCCATCGAGAACTGAGCGATTAGCCGATCGGCCAGGTCGAACTGCATCGGGCACAGGTGCATCTCGGCGCCCTTCTGCACCTGGACCATGTTCAGCGTCCGCATCCGGGTGATGTCGGTCCAGACGTCGGGGTGCCAGCTCTGGGGCTGCAGCAGCATGAACGACGGCGGCAGCATGCCCTTCTGGTCGAGATAGTCGGCGATCGAGACGTCGCGCTCGAAGTCGTAGACCTGGGTGAGCGAGTACTTGCGGAACAGCTTGAAGACGGCGGCGTGCGCGAGCCCGTCCAGGTCAGAGAGCGCGATGGGGCGGTCGCCGTTGCTGCGCGTGAAGCCGTGCGCGTCGAACTGCCAGCGCCCGCGCGAGTACTTCTCCTTGGGCTTCACGACGGGAAGGTCAGCGAAGCCGCGCGTCCGGTCCGTCTGCGGCTTCCGGAACAGCAGCACGTACTCGGGCAGGCCCGCGCCCATGCGGGATCCGTCCTTGCACTGCTCCGTCCAGCCCAGCCGATAGGTCTGCGAGTTCTCGCGGACGACGTCGGTGACCACGGTCTTGCGACCCAGGAAGCCGAACCCGTGCTTCGTGAAGTGAGCGACGCATTCGTCGCTGAGCGGGTGCACTGTCTGGAAGCCCAGCCCGTTGATCCCACCCGGCGTGATCCGGTCCTTGACGTGGACGGCGGCCACGCGCCCTGGCTGGAGTACTCGCAGCAGCTCCGGCGTCAGGAAGTCCATCTGCCGCCAGAAGTGGGCGAAGTCGTCGGTGTGCCCGAAATCGTGGTAGCTGGGCGAGTACTCGTACTGGTGCGCGAACGGGATCGAAGTCAGCACCAGCCCGACGCTGTCGGCCTCGACTCGGGGCAGCTCCAGCACAGCGTCGTTGTTGACGAGCTGGTAGCCGGGGCCCGAGGCCTCGACGCGAGGGACGCCCATCTGCCGTTCGAGCGCCTTGGCGGTCGCCGCGTGGGCCAGCCCGTACTGGCGGATGATGGCCGCCATCTTCTCGACGAGCTGCTCGTGCTGGTGCCACTTCCGTTCCAGCGTGCGGCGGACCTCGCGTTCGGCCTCGGTGTAGATCAGGTCGACGCGGACGGGCCTGGTCTGGCCGTAGCGCTGCAGCCGGTGCAGGGCCTGGACGAAGTCGTGCAGCTTGAAACCGATGCCCAGGAAGATGGCCCAGGCGCAGTGGCGTTGCAGGTTGGTGCCCGCGCCCAGCATCACGGGCTTCGCGCCCAGCTCGGGGATCTCGCCGTCGCTGAAGGCCAGGATGGAGCGCTCACGCTCGTCCAGGTCCTGGCTGCCGTACACGGTCACGACGTCCGGGATTGCGGCCTCGATCGCTTCGCGCTCGGCTTCCAGGTCGTGCCAGAGGATCCGGTGCGCCGCAGGATCCTCGGCGCGCAGCTCCATCATCTTGGCCACTCGGGCGGGCAGGCTCTCCCGCTTCTCGCGCGAGGCCTCGGTCACGCCGATGGCGACGTCCTTGAACATGCGGCCCTGGCCATCCTTCTCGGAGACCGCGCGGCTGTGGTCGGTGGGCACCTCGTGCCAGCGCACGTCGAGCGGGGGCAGCACGTAGCCCTCGTCGGAGTACTCGGAGCCGAGGTCGGACGGCTTCGACAGGAAGAGCGCCCAGGTCGAGACCCACAGCCAGAACTCATCCGCCTTGTGGGGGTGCAGTGTCAGGTGGTCGGCCTTCGTGGAATCGCGCTTGAAGAAGCGCGTCTTGGCCGCCGACACGTCCATGATGTCGAGATAGGCGGCGTAGGCCAGCAGCTCGATGTAGTCGTTGGGGCTGGGCATCGCCGTCGCCACGTAGCGGAACGGGACGCCGGGCGTCCTGGTGCCGCTCCGGTCGTCGCCGGCGAACAGGGCCATGAACTGGCGGAACGTCTCGGTGCCGCCGAACCCGCGCAGCACGGCCGCTTCGTCGAGGCTGGCCACGGTGAACAGGTTGGGGTCGATCTTCCCGTCCCGGACGCTCTCGTAGTTGGTGAGGTAGAGGCCTTCGGGATCGTCGGCCTCGGAGCCGCTGCGGATGAAGCGGGGCGGCTCCCTCCAGCCCAGGCGCTCGACGGCGTCGCGTCGGAACTCCAGGCGGACGCCCAGCGGGCAGACGATGAGGCCGCGGCCGCCGGCGCGCTCGCGCGTGAGCCTGACGGCCTCGAGCTGGGTGACCGTCTTCTGGAGGCCGAACCGGGAGAAGCACGCGGCTCGGCCGAGCCGGACCATCCACGGCACGATGGCGCGCACGTGGGGCTTGCAGGCGGGGTTCACGTCGGCTGGCGTGACCTCGAAGCCTCGCAGCGGGGTCGTGACGACCTTGCGCTGCAGGAAGGCCTGGTAGTCGGAGGCGGCCGCGCTCACGCCCACACCGCCACGATCCAGCCGAGCGGGCTGTTGGTGATGCGCGCGACGTGGCGGCCTGGGTGGCCGTCGCCCTTCGAGCATCGGAAGAGGCAGCCCCACAGCGTGTACGTCCAGGTGCAAGAGCCCCTCACGCGGCCAACCTCTTCGGGAAGGCGCTCCCGGCGGGCAGCTCCAGAGCGCGCGAGAGCGCCCAGGCATACCTATGGTTCCCGTGGTGGCGCACGGGTCGCGTGAGCGCCATCGCGTCCGTCAGCCAGGCGCGCAGCTCCTGGACGTCGGCCTCACCGCTCCGGAGGCAACCGGGCGCCGCTGCCCCGAACCGCACGAGCTGGCCCACGGCGTAGCGCCAGCCCTTCTCGCCTGCGCGGATCTTCGAGATCGCGCGCGCCGACAGCACGGAACCGTCCGGGAGCAGCCGCAGGGTGCGGGGAGTCGAGCGTCCGAGGTACCGCCCGTTGTGCGCCTGGTAGATGGTGCCGAGGTGGCCAGGGAACACGACGACGCCCACGCTGGATCGACGCGGGACCGGGTCGCTGAAGCTGAGGACGCCGGCGAACCCGTCGCGTTTCAACGCGCGGAAGGCCTGGCCCAGGAACCACGTCTCCCCGTTGCCGGGGACTTCGTCGAGCAGGACGAATCGGCCCAGCTCGACAGCGTCGCGCGCGGCGGCGCCGAACACGACGGTCAGGGCCGCGTCGTTGCAAGGCTGCGAGAAGACGGCGACGCCCGCCAGGTGGCCGCGGCGGAACAGGCCGAAGCGCTGGCGCGCCGCGGGGTAGCTGGCGCTGTAGTGGTGGCGCAGGACGAAGCGTTTCGCTGAGGCCTCGTCCACGGCAGCGACGTCGTACTCGCCGGTGCGGATGACCTCAGCCGGTGGACGGTACGCGTCTCTACCGTCGCGCCAGCGCTGGTTGCCGGCGGCGCTCACGTAGTGCCTCGCATGTCAAGGGTGTCCAGTGCGGGAACAGGGTTGACGCCCGTGGCCGGTCGTTCATGCTCTGTGCTGAGGGCCCAGTGGGCGGCTTCATAGAAAGGAACGCCATGAATAAGGAACGGCGTGTAGATGTTGCAGTGCGAGAGGGCGATGAAGAGGTGGTGCGTGCCTATTACCTCTTGACGGAGGTCCAGGGGTTCGCTCGGCGCGGCCACATCGAGGAAGTAGGCACGAGTGGGAAGCTGCTCGCCCTCTACAAACGCCCCGATCGGCCACGTCTTACGCTCGGCGCTCACCAAGGCGACTTCATCTTCAGACTCGTAGCTGAGACGGCTCCGGGTACTTTCGAGATCGAAGAGGCATAGGCACCTCACCGCGCCAGGCTCCAGGTCGATTCGCGCCCGCGGCGCGGGCTCCTCCGTCGGTCGTCGTCATGCCGCCGCAGCAGCTCGCGCTCGGTGAGCGTGTGCAGGGCGCGCCGCACGCTGGTCAGGAGCCATCGCGGGAAGGCGGCCTGGACCTCGGACGGGGTGTGGCGGCCGCGGTGCTTCAGGAACCAGCCGTAGATGGCGGCAGGTTGGGTGACGCGCTGGGCGGGGCGGAGGAAGCGCGTCCTCATGACGCTAAGATCGCCTCCACTGGAGGCGCGATGAAGAACGAGACGGCCGAGGTGCTGCTCCATCAGCCACCGGTGCAGGAGGACCGTCTTGCCGCCGCGCTTCACGGTCTTGTACCGGTAGGTCACGCCGACACCTCCAGCACCATGCGCGGCCCGCGCCGCCAGAACGGCTTCTCCGAGCGCAGGACGCGCCACGGACCGACACCGCACAGCAGCAGCTCGCGCAGCTCGTGGACCTTCCAGGCCCCGCGCTCGAAGCGGCGGAAGCCGATGCGGTCGCCGCGCTTGTCGCGCAGCAGGAAGACGTAGACCTTGGAGCGGTCCAGGGTGGGGCGACGCATCAGAACAGCTCGTCGCTGGCGCGCACGGCGCCGCGTGGCATCGTGACCAGCCTCCTGGCGCCGAGCCGTTGGATGTACGCGTCGCGCGAGCTGCGCCTGTAGCCTGTCGCCTCGTCGATCGAGGCGCGCTCGATCGAGTCGGGGTAGGCCTGCACCGCCACATGCAGGACGCGCCGCTCGCCTTCAGGGAGACGCTCCATCCAGTAGCGGCGCAGCTCCTCTCCGGTGGGCAGCGGCTCGAAGTCCGGGCCCAGCGCGGCCACACCGGCGTCGGTGGCGAGGATCGCGTCGCCGGTCTGGTCGATGTAGCCGCCAGCGCGCAGCCGCTGGAGGTAGGCGTCGCGGCTGCTGCGCTTGTACCCGGTGAGGACGGTGAGCTGCTCGCGCGTGACGCCGGCATCGCCGTGCTGCGCGATCGCGACGAGCGTGATGCGCTCGCCCTTGCCGATGTCACCGTTCGACGAAGCAGAAGCAGATGGGCGGGCGACGGCCGGGCGTCCCCGGAACGGCGCCGGCGTCACGTTCGCCGAGGCCTCCGTCGCCCGCCCTTTGGCTGGGGGCATCTGGTTGGGGATCAGCGCCTCGATCCCGCGGCCGGCGGGCGGCGTACCGAACGCTGCGGCCCGGGCAGCTTCCCCCAGGGCGACCTGAAGGCCGGTCGCAGCGTCGAGGATCGCCTGGGAGCGCGCGAGGGCCTTGCCTACGACGACGTCGAGGCTGGCGGCCACCTTGCCGGCCTGGGCGATGGCCTTCTCGATGCGCTTCACGTGCTCGGCCTTCAACGGCGACGGTGCGGGCTTCGGCGGCGGCACCGGCTTGGGCGCCGGCTGCGCCTTCAGCGCGCGCTCCAACTCCTGGATCCGCTTCCGCAGCTCGCGCGGGTCGTCGGCCTTGGCCTTCTCGATCTCGGCCTGCAGCTCCTTGGAGAGCGCGGGCACGTCGATGTCGGCCAGCGTGACCGGCTTGCCGCCGCCGTGGCCGTGCTCCGGCGTGGCCCCTGTGTCGTACGTGTGCATGTGCCGGAAGCGCACTCGCGCGATGCTGCCCAGTGCCTCCTGCGCGATCACCCAGGCCTCGCCGTCCTCCAGGGCCGGCAGCGACTCCAGCACCTTCTCGCCGATGGCGTTGTGCTTGACCCACCCGCCGATGGCTTCCTGGTCGCGCGGGCCCGTGGTCCGAAACACGAGGAGCGTGCCCACCATGTAGAGCAGGTCCTTGTTGATGGCGGCGCTGCGCTGCGTGATCAGGAACGCGCCCAGCCCCTTGAAGCGCCCGCGCTTGACCAGGCGCTGGAACATTCCCAGGCACGCGGCGATGGCGCCGCGGCTGCTCTGGGGCGCGTAGTCGTCGGCCTCCTCCATGATTAAGGTCAGCCAGCCGCTCTCGCGCGACTTCTTGCGGAACAGCCGGTCGCCGAACTCGACCAGGAACCGGCGCTTGTCGGTCTCGCTGAAGTCGGCGTGGCTCAGGTCGAGGACGCAGGACAGCCGCCGCTCGATCACCAGGTCGGCGATCTTCTGGCCGCTGGCGCGATCGAGCGGGAGGTCTCCGTGCTCGCCGCCGAAGATCGGGATCGGGATCCCGCCCGAGGGCTTGCCGTCGCGGCCGGCACGGATCCCGTGCCAGTTGCCGATCGGGTCGAAGACCACGAACGGGATGCCGGAGGCGAACAGCTCCTCGGCGTAGACGCGGCCGGCGTTACTCTTGCCTGCGCCACGCATGCCCAGGACGCCGACGGCCTGGCTGGCCAGCTCGGCGGGCCACTCGACGCCGCGGCCGACGTGCAGCTTCTTCGTCATACGCCGGCCTCTCTGAGCACCTTGCGGATCTGGGCGGCGGCCGCCTCTTCGCTCCAGCCGCCCAGGCCGGTGTACTTCGTGTGTGGATCCCACGAGTGGAGCTGCAACCGCTTCGCGCGGACACCGTTGCCACTGGTGAACAGCGCCCGCGCGATGCGCCGCGCCAGGGTCGCCCTGGAGACCTTCTTCATGTCGTCACCACCTCACCGGAGAGGCCGTCGTCCCACGCCGCGGCTTTCCAGTTCGCGGCCCGGCTGGCGCGCTGCGCGCCCGGGTCTTCCAGGCCCGACGACGAACCCTCCGGTCAGGTGCCGACACACCGATGGCCGCCGGGCGTACGCTGGAACGCCCAGGACCAGCGCCCGCGCAGCGGTATTGCCCGGCCCGACGATTCCCCTCTCCGGAAATCGAGGCCGCGGCGGCCATCGGTGAATCTCCGCTTCCAGAGGCCGGCGGCAGGTCGAGAGGCCGGAACGGGGGGCGGCCTGCAGCGACCACAGCGACGCGCCGGATAACGCGACCGAGTTGGGGCCCGCGCCGGCCTCTGGAAACGGCCCGCCCGGGGAGGCTGCGAACCGTCCGGGCGGGCACTGGGGCAGACGAGGAGTTGTGGTTGCTGGTTACGTGGGTCACCTCCTTGGAAAACTTCATCGGCGCGGCCTCGCGGCGCGCAAGAACGCGAGCTGGTGCTGGCGCACGAGGTCAGCGTGGAGCGCGCGCTCCGTCCAGAAGTGGGCGCCATCCGGAGACTGGAGCTCCGGGCGCAACGCACCGTTCCCGACGGCTTGGCGCACCTTGGCCGGTGTACGCGGCTCGAGGCCGTTGGCAGCCATGACCTCTGCCACCTGGTCCACCGAGTAGCACTTCTTCAAGACGCCCTCGGCAGCGGTTCGGGACGCCGCGTCCAGGCGCCCCACAGGTGGGCCAGGAACTTCTTCTCGACCCAGCGGCGCGCACGGGCATGGACGTGCTTGGGCAGGCAGTGCCCGTCTTTTTCGCAGCGCTTCTGGCCGCCGCTGGCGGTGCGCCAGCTCTTCCCGCACGAAGGCTTTGCCGCTTCGATGGCTTTGCGCTGCAGGTACAGCGCCCGGTAGCGGTCGCCCTGCTTCACGAACGACTCGCCCATGTTCCAGGCGACAGCGCGCCTACGAGGGCTGTAGCCGTGAAGCTTGGCGCCCGCTGGATCGGTCACTCGGCGCTGCCCCTCGCCGTTGATGACCGCCAGGCCGAGGCGCTTCCAGACCTTGGCCACGTTGGCGTAGTTCGAGAGGTTGCCCGTCTCGGCCACGATCAGCGCCAGTCCCAGGGCGCTGCACCCGCGCTGACCGGCGAGCCATTCGGACCAGACCGGGAGCTGCTGGGCCAGTTGCGCCAGTACCTTCTCGTGTTGCAGACGCGTCGTCTTGAGCGCCGACCGGTGCGCGTCCAGTGCTGTCAGGATTGGTCCTAGGGCGGAGTCGAGGACGGAGGGCGCGGGGGCAGACATCCACTGGGCTTCACGAAGTGCATGGCCCGCCGCGCCCTCCTCGGATTCATGGGGAGCCACGGATTGGACAGGCGAGTTCTGGGATTCGGACCTTCTTTGGTCCTCCGTGGCATCCCCGTCGACCTCTCCGGCCCTCCGCTTCAGCAATCGCAGGATGGCCTTGATCTGCAGCCCCAGCCGCTTCTCGGCTGAGTGCAACTGCCGCCGGCACACGCCCTCGACGTAGATGGCGGCCACGACTTCGGACTGCGTCATTGCCCACCGCCTGCGAGGTAACGCTGGATGCGCTCACCGAATGCCTTGCGCTGTTCGTCATAGAGGGTCTGGGCCTGTTCTGCCGTGAGGTGATCGCCCACCGTCCCACCTTCGCGAACGCGCTTCGCCGCCTCGCCCACGAACTGCAGGTAGGCCCATTCCGAGCCGATCTTTCGAGCGAGGTGCTGCATCTCCGTTCGCAGGTCCGCGAAGGTGGCCTCGCCCATGACGCGGCTCGGCGCGCTGTGGAGGCGGTAACCGAGCATGCCCGAGTAGATGCGCGAGACGGTCTGGTACGCCCCTGCAGCGCGCGCAGGGGCCGGAGGCACAACCCGTATGGGTTCCACCGATGGACTGGCCTCCGGCCCCTCCGTTGTCGCCGCCAGCGAGGGCACAGAGGAACCAGGGGATTCATCCGTAGTGTGGTGCTCTTCGCTGGCACGAACCGGTCGCCCGGATCGCGCGTCCTCGCGGTCCGCCGCGATCCCGCGAGTCAGGGCGTGCTCCAATACGATCTCCTCTCCCTCCTGACGCAGCGCCTGAGAGCCCCTGTATTGCTTTCGAAGGATGGAGCGCGCCAGATCCAGGTTGCCGCCTGCGGCGCGCAACGCTTCACGCGCCTTCTGGTAGAGCAGCCGCACCGTCACGGCTTGCCCTCCGGTGCCTTCGTGGGCGTGCTCAAGATCTGAACAACCTCATGGGCCAAGTCGTAGACCGTGTACCTGAGGCCGTCTGGCTCCTCGCAGAAGCTGATCGCTTTCGCGATCCGCTGTCGCAGATCCGCGAGCTGCTTGCGCGTCTTCTCCAGGTCGTCCGGCCCGACGACGCTGAGCGAGCAGCTCTCGCTGCTGTGGCTTCTCGTCGCGGTCAGCCAGAGCGTGCGGCGCGTCTCCGCGCTGAGCCCGGACGGCAGCCGGTAGGCGGATCCGCACGCGCAGGCCCAGCGCTCGGCCACGGGGTTCTGCTCCAGCACGGCCGTCATGGCCTCGTCGAAGGCCTGCAGCAGCTTGCCGGGATGGGCGGCGCCGAGGGCGATGGCGGTGTCCTGGCGGAGGTGCTCGTCGGTGTGCTTGCGGTTCGCGGTCACAGGACACGCCCCGTTCGCTGGGCCAGCCCGTCTGCCGTGGCCACGACGTCGGCCACGGTGCGCCATCGGTCCGCCACGTCCTCGGGGATCTCGACGCCGAACTCCTCCTCCAGCGCCATGACCAGCTCGAGCTGGTCGAGGCTGTCGGCGCCGAGGTCGATGCGCAGGTCGGCGCTGGCCCGCACGCGGTCCACCTGCAGGCCGAGCTGCTCCGCGATGAGGGCGCGGACCTGGTCGGCGCTCACGCGGCCTCCTGGGGCCGCTTCTTCCAGCGGCGCTGACGCCGGTTGTTCGCCTGTTCCACCGGCAGCGCCCAGCGGCAGTTGCCGGGCTCGTAGTTCCCGTCGTTGTTGACGCGATCGAGCTGGTGCTGAGGGCTTGGCCTTGGGCCGAGGTCAACCACGAACGCTCCGAAATCGGAGCGCCACCTGTCGCAGACCTTGATTCCGCGCGCGCCGTAGTAGCGGAAGGACGCCACCTTGCGATTGCTGCAGCGCTGGATCATCTGGTTCCAGACGCCGTACAGCGGGTGCTCTGCGCCTCGCGCCATCAGGCCATGCTTGGTGTTCCTGGCCCTGGTGGTTTCGGAACAGAGGCACCCGCAGGAGCGAGTCTCGCCACTACGAACCAGCGAGACGCGAGTCTCCACCACGCGCCAGCATTCGCAGACGAAGCGCGCGCGGTAGGCGTGGTCGCCGCTCGATCCTGGCGGCAGGTCCTCGACGTACCTGAGCCGGCCGAACACCGCGCCCGGCTCGACCGGAACTCGGCGGCTCACGAAGCGATCGCTCCGACCGCGTCGCGCCAGCGCCTGTACAGTTCGGCCGTGGTGCGCACGTCCCGCATGCAGTAGGTGGCCAGCTCCTCCGCCTTGCCTTCGGCAACGAGCCGCGCCACGTCCGAACCGTCGCCGCCCGCCTTCGGATCCTCCAGGCCGTATCCCAGCGCGAATGCGCGCAGCGTGCCGCCGCTGACGGCACCGAAGAAGGTGAACGCGTCACGGAGGTCGTAATGGGCGGAGGGTCGGTACCTGTATTCCCGAGCGGCGTCGACCAGGCGCGACGTGGGTTGGACGCCGTTGATGATGGAGCGGTGGATCAGGACGGCCAGATCGAAGCACCTCCCGTTGAAGGTGACGAGCTGCCGGGCCTTCGCGATGATGGCGTTCGCCTTCACGAGCAGGCCCTTCTCCTCCTCCGGCTCCAGCGCAACGAGCTGGCACTCGCGTCCGCTGTCGAGGTCGAGGAAGCAGATCGCCACGACGCGGGCCAGCGGCGGGCAGAGGGCGGCGAAGGCGTCGGGCTCGAGCCCGCGCGCCTCCGCCATCTCGGCAACGGCCTCGGCCTGCTCGGCCGTGGTCGCGCCGACCGTCTCGACGTCGAGGATCAGCGGCATGGCCAGCTACTCGGTCTGGATCCGGCCCTGGCTCTTCCCGCGCGCCTTTTCGGCCCCGCGCAGGAACGGGTTGCCCTCCGGGGTGTTGGGGTCGGCCTGTGGCGTCACGGCCTTCTCCAGGTCCTTGGCGGGCGGCTTGTCGTCGCCGTCGTCGCTGCCGGGCTCGCGCTCGGGCGTGGGCGTGGTGGGCGTGGCCGGCGGCGCGGGGGTCGGGGCCGGCGTCTCCGTCTCGGCCGAGGGCGACGTGCCGTTGAGCTGGTCGGTGAGCTGGTCCAGCTTCCGAGGCGCGACCAGGGTGCCGTTGCCGTCGCGCGTCATGTCGACGACCTGGATGACCTCCTCGTCCGCCTGGATGCCCAGCATGACCTCGGGCATGTGGCGGCGCGCCCACTCTCGGGCGCCGCGGTAGAAGAGCATCTGGTCGGGCATCGAGCCCCACTTCTCGTTGTCGGTCTTCCAGCCGTCGACGTTCCCGTCGATGGTGCGGTCCTCGGTCTCGCCCTTGAGGCGGCCGACGATGACCACCTGGCGCTTGCCGCCCTGGCCGGAGTAGACCGGCTTGAGGTTGTGCTCCAGCTTCGCGCTGGCGTTCACCAGCGCCGCGATGAGCTTGCCCTCGTAGCCGAGCTTCCCCTTCGTGACGAAGGTGTGCTGCGCGACGCTGAAGGGGTCCATGCCCCAGCGGAAGGCCTGCGCGGCGACCAGGAAGCAGTCGGAGAGCTTGTCCGACCCGCGCAGGTGCGCCGGCACGAGGCCCGAGTTGCACATCAGGTTAGCGACGCGCTGGAGCTGGCCGAAGACCCCCGAGTCCATGTAGAGCTGCACGGGGTTGCTCGGGTCGAACGTGACCGGCGCGCGCGGCGGCGCCGGAGCGGTCGCGGGAACGATCTGCTGCTCGGTGGCTGCGGCCGGGGCCGCTGCTGCCGGCGCTTCGGTCGTGGTGGGGGTGCCCATCTGTACTACCTCCTGCCTTTCGGCGTGAACCGTCGAAGGGTCCGGTAAGTGGTGGGCTCGACGGTGTAGCCCGCCCGGTTCGTGGTCTTCAGGGTCAGCGAGGTTCCGTCCGGCAGCATCCCGGTGGTGGCGTCGCGCATGAGGAAGCGGAGATCGTTCTCCAGCTCCTCCTCGCGGCCGTCCTTCTTCAGCGAGAGGCGCGCTGCCTTCGCCGCCTCCCACTGCTCGACGAGGGTGAGGGCCTCGCCGTCCAGATGGATCGTCGCGCCCGAGTCGGCGGGCCAGAGCTTGCGGATGACCTCCGACGTCTGCGGCAGCGTGTCGGGTGGCGGGGGATCGGCGCGCTCGACGCGGCGCCAGAACTCCTCGAGCTTCGGCAGCGCCGCGTTGATGAACGCGTCATTGCGCTCCAGGTCGACCCAGGCCGGGCGCGGCGGCCAGCCGAACATGGCGGCCAGCGACGCCCACTGCGCGCCGGTGCACGCCATCTGGAACTGGACCTGCACGACGTACTCGATGGGCGGCTCTTCCTTCCACGAGGCCGCGTTGTGGAAGCCGACCACCTTGCATTCGAGCGGGGCCGGGTGGGAGTGAGCGCCAACCGAGGCGCAGTCGTCGCGGCCGCACGGGCCGTCGAAGACGACGGGCGCGGGATGCTTCTCGCAGCCGCCGGTCACGCGGTCGAGGCTCGCGCCCAGGAAAGGTATGTCGGGGTGCTGGATGATGCGCGCCGCCGGCATCAGCACGGGGCGGCCGCTCTCCTCGCCGTAGGCCTCGGCCACCAGCGCCTCGGCCTTACGGCCCCATCGCATGGCAGGCGTCTCGTCGACGCGGGCCAGGTCCAGCTTGGACGCGTACACCGCCAGCGGCCCGCGGTGCGGGTCTACGCCCAGGATGGCGGCCACTTCGGAGGCGCCGATCAGCTTGCGTCGGTCGCGGAGCCACTGCGCGCGTTCGAGGTCCTGCGCAGCGGTGCTCATGCCGGCCTCCGCTCGCTCTTGCCCGTCTTGACCTGCGCCCACTGCAGCTCGACGCGCTCGCGCTCCTCCTCCGTTGGAGGAGGCGACGGCGGCTCTCCGGTGCCGAAGTAGCAGTCGAAGCAGAAGGCGCCCTTGACAGTGGGCACGCGCAGCGCGCATGGCTGGCCGCACCTCTCGCAGGAGAGGTCCCAGACCAGGAGGATCGAAGTGAGCCCGCTCACCACGGCCTCCGCTCGATCGCCCCGTGCTCGCGGTCGTAGGTGACCTGGTGCGTGCCTACGTATCCGTCGGCGGGGGTCCCGCCGGCCATGTCGAACTCGCCCAGGTCGGCCCCCGGAATGCCGCAGCGCGCGCAGCGGAACCCGCCCAGCGGATGCGAGACCGGGTCGTGGTTCCCCTCGCGCAGGCAATCGAACGCGCCGCGCACGCTGGTCGCGCCCTGCAGCAGCAGAGCCCCGAGCGCGACGACGCTGCACAGCGCGGCCCCGGCCAGCCCGGCGATCAGCAACGCGCCGGTGAGGCTCAAGAGCGCTTCTCCAGGAGGCTGAGCCCCATCGCCAGCGCCTGCCGGTCGAGCAGGATGGAGACGGATCCGGACCGCGTCTCCAGCAGCGCGTACTCGTTGCGGACCTCCGGCTGGCGCAGCCACTCGCCGCGGAGCAGCGTCGTCTCGCGGGACGAGGAGTGGTTGCCGCTGTGGATCGCGAACTCGGCGGCCAGCGCGCGGTTCTTCCACTCGGCGACCTCGCGGCGCAGCAGCTCCACCTGGACGTCGGGAACGACCGGGAGGGCGTTCACCGGCCCACCTGCCGCATGCGCAGCCTTAGCTCCCAGTGCAGGACGACTGGCGCGCCGCCGGTGCAGTGCCCGGTGCCGACGATCCGTAGGGTGTGGTCCTCGCGCGTCGACACCCAGCCGACGTCCTCAGCCTTCCAGGCGTCGTACTGGCCGGCCGTCTCGCGGTGCTCGCTGCGCTGGTGTAGGTGGAAGCCGCCGACCGTCACGACGTCGATGCCGGCCTCCAGCCGATCGCCCGGAAAGTCGCCGATGAAGGACCAGAGCCGCTCCACCTTGGCGCCCACCGGGACGTCGATCTGGTACTCCCAGCGCAGGTCGTTGCTGGGCACCACGGTCACCGGTCCCGGTAGCGAGACCAGCACCGTGTAGGCGCCGGTGCCGTCGGCCTTCGAGGTGAAGGTCGAGACCTGGTGCTGCGCCAGGGCCGGCGCCGCGGTGAGCAGCAGCGCGGCGAGGAGCAAGCCACCCACCCGGCGGCGCTCACGAGCCAGGGCGCGCACGATGTCGCTGCGCACGGCAACGTCCGATGGCAGCCAGACCAACGCGCGCCGCAGCAGGCTCACCGCCTCGTCGCGCTTGACCGGCGGTTCGTGGCCGGCCTCGACGAGGCACTTCACGCGCGTGCCGTTGCGCAGCTCGCAGGTGGTCTGCACCATGCCTCGCTGCGGCAGCGAGTCGAGGTATTCCTGCTCGCCGATCAGGGCGCGGCCCTCGAACGTGTCCTCGGGGCGCATCAGCAGCTCACCAACAGGTGGATGCGACCCGGCGTCTCGGCGCACGGGACGGGTCCGCTCGCGCCTTCACGGATGACGGTGGCCCAGCCCCTCTCGGTGCCAGCGGGGTTGTCCCGCTGCATCACCTCCAGGACCTCGGCGTCGGTTGCGTCCGCGACGGCGCAGGCCTGGGCGTGGTAGACGCCAACGATGAACCTCGTCACCGCGACGCGGGGCAGCGGCCAGTCGCAGATGACGGAGCTGGGCGCGTTGGTCCCGGCGCTCACGCGACCCTCCGGAACAGGCAGGCCTCGCAGATGCCGAAGGCGTAGCCGGGGGTGGCCTTGCCGCACTCGGCACAGCGGCACGCGACCACGGCCACGGTGCGGCCGTCGGCCACGTGCACCGGGTGGTTCTTCGCGGCCGCGTGCGCCTGGGCCAGCCGGACCGCCTTGGCGCGGGCGTTGCCCAGGTGGTGGGCGCCCTTGATGGGGCTGGACTCGTAGACGAGCTCGCAGCCCGCGGCGGCGGCGCAGCGGGCGGTGACGGTGTTGTGGTGGGGGTCGGGCCCTCGGTCCGGAACGCCCATCGCAGCCTCCGACCGGTTGCAAGCCGGTCACAAGCTGCGTATCTGGTCCTGACCTACAGCGGCTCTAAGCCGCTGAACCCGTTGGTGGCCTGGGACGGAGTTGAACCGCCGACACGCGGATTTTCAGTGCCGGCGCCGTTCGCCACCTTCGGGCATCTGGTCACGGCCGATACGCAGGTCGTGTAGCCCATCGAGCTTTGCGGGCCCGATACTCGCTCCGTGCCCGGCCCGGTCAGGACCAAGCACGTACCAAGTACCGGGAATCTACGCCGGACCAATGCGCGTGTCAAGTGGGGAAGATGAACCCCCCACAAATCCCGGGACAACTCGGGCGGGAAGCCCTATATTTAGTGGGCCATGGCGTTGGACAGCAGAGAGCAGGTGCTACGCGCGCTGCGCGCGGCCCATTGGAACGTCAAGGAGGCGGCCGCCGCCCTGCGGGTCAGCCGCCAGGCCGTCTACGATGCCATGCGGCGCTTCGGCATCGAGCGCAAGCCGTCCCAGGAAGATCCCGCCGTCGTGAGCGAGCGCGCCCGGCGCTCGGCCAACGCGCGCTGGGAGCGCGATCGGCAGCCGGCCTAGCCGGTCTTCTTCTCGAACCTGAGCGTCATCTGCAGCGCGGCCTCGCGCTCGCGGGTCTTCTCCATCTCCCAGGCCGCCACCTTCGCCACGGCGGCCGCGCGATCTCGGAGCGTGTCGATCTTGTACCGCTTCGCCATCGCGATCGTCTCCCAGCCCACCATGTAGCAGGCGGCCAGCAGGTCGCCGGTGGCCAGGTAGACGTTGCGGCACGCCGTCCGCCGGAAGTCGTGCGGCTTGCGCTCCTCGAGCCCGGCGCGTTTACACGCTGAGATCCAGGCCCTCCGGAAGTAGCGGATCGGGTCGCCGCCGCGGTGGAAGATGAACGGGACCTTGCGGCGCTCGCCGTCCCCGCGCGCCGCGTCGAGCTGCGCCTCCACGGCCTCGGTGATGCGCCGCCGCTTCTCCAGCAGCTTCTTCAGCCGAGGCCAGCCGCCGAAGGGCAGCACGCGCGCCTGGCCGCTCTTGTTGACGGCGGCCGGCAGCGTGAGCGTGTCCGAGAACCAGTTGCAGGTCCTCCACTCCAGCGCGCGCGGCTCGGCGCTCCGCCACCCGGTCAGGAAGTAGAACTCGGCGAGGTCGGACAGGTCCTCGGGGCCGGAGCGCTCGTCGCCGGCGCGCAGCGCACGGTGCACCTTCTCGAACTCGTCGTCCTCGAAGAAGCCCTCGCGCGGCGGCGCCTCCCGCATGAGCTGGATCCGCGGCGCGCGCGCCACCAGCGCGTGCCCGTTCTCGTCGAGCCGCTTCGTCGCGATGTTGAATGCCTGGCGCAGCACGGCCAGGTCCCGGTTGATGGCGCCGTTCGTCGCCGGCTTGCGCGCCCGCGCGCTGCCGTCCTTCAACTTCTTCAGCGCGACGCCGCCGCCCTGCTTCCGCCAGGTCTTGAACTCGTCGATGCGCGCCTCGGTGATCTTGCGCGCCTTCACCTTCCCCTTGTTCCAGGTCGGGAACGCGAGCATGGTGCGGATCGACAGTTCCATCCGCTTCACCGACCGGTTGCCCTCGTTGGCGTAGTGCGTCTTCACCAGGTCGAGCAGGTCGGCGAGCGTGGGCTCCTCCTCCTCGAGCCAGGGTAGCTTCCCGCCCCACAGCTCGCGCAGCAACTTCTTCTTGAGCTTGATCGCGTCGCTCTTGTTGGTCGACCTGGTGGGCGCCTTGTGGCGTTCGCCCTCGTGCCCGTACGCCACCCACCAGAACGCGCTCTCCTCGATGGCGCGGTGCTCCGCTGGCCCTCGCCGGTGCGCGAGGCATCTCGTGCAGCGCCACTTCCCATCGGCCTCGGACTCGACCGGGCCGGGGCACTGTGTTCGCGTCGTGTACCGCGGGCGGAACACGTGAGCGAACGGCCTGTCGCCCACCAGGTCCTCAAGAGGGATGTCGCGTCGTCGTGGGCTCATGGTGCGGCCTCAGGTGGTGTGAGAGTCAATGCGCAACAAACGTGCATGCCCACTCGCTATGCACTGGTATACAAGGGGCCGGCGCCTTACGGCGCGTGGCCCCCAGGCGCCGCTGCAAATGTCAGAATCCGGGCAGTCCCTACTTGGGAGGAAATCCCGAACCGTCCTCCATCGTGTGGACGGGCGCGTCCTTCTCGACACCGCGTCCGGACACCAAACCAGTGATGGAAAGCCCACCGAACAGCAGCGCGATCAAGAGCCAACGTGACATGCTCAACCTCCATGTATAGCGACTGAGTAGTTATCGACAGGGCGGAGTATCTGTCCGGTACACGGCGAAGTCCACCGAAAACGCGTTTACACGCGCGGACTCGAAAATGGATATTGACCGCTCATGGAATGCGCGCGTAAAGTCGCGGCCCATGCAGCACGTGGAGCGACTGGTCGGCCTTTTCGTCGAAGCTCATCCCCGCGCCACGATGGACCGCATGCTCTCTTTCCTCTGCGGCGAGCACGCCGCGGCCGGCGCGCTTCTGTTTGCGCTGGTCGACGGCGCGCCAGTCCTCGAAGGCACTCGCTCACTGCACCACGAGCGGTGGCGAGTGTTCCAGGGCGCCTGGCAGGATCATCGCAACCGCCTTCTCGCCGGCGAGGTCATCGAGGGCACCGGCTTCGTCGCCGCCGGGCTCACGCACCGCGGATCCGTCGTCGGCCTGCTCTTCCTCGATGCTCCGTCGCGCTTCCGCGCCGAGGGCATCGACGTCTACTTGTTCGCGCTCGCCAAGGCCTTGCTCAGCGCGCGCGCCCAGGGCCCTGAGCTGTCGCCAGGAGTCGGCGTCGACCAGCGCGCGCTGCTGATCGCCGTCCTGGAGCGGCACGAATGGAACATCGCTCGCGTCGCCAGGGAGCTGCAGGTGACGCGCCGTACCATCTACCTGCGCATGGTCCGCTACGGGATCAAGCGGCGGCACGTACCTAAGCTGGCGAAGCCGGTCATATGAGGATTGCCATGCAGGCCGCGGTGACCACCGCGCTGGCCATGGCCCTCTGCGGGCTGGCCGTCCGGCGCCGACTCTCGCTGTGCTGGTCCTTCGAGCCCTACGCGCTCGCCATCATCGTCTGCGGGAACCTGGCCACGCTGTGGCCGGAGCGCTTCTTCAACCGGGACTTCTGGCTCTTCAAGCAGGCGGTCTACGACGCGTGCAAGGTCGCGATCGCGCTGGAGCTGTCCTGGCGGGTGCTGCGCGCGTTCCCCGGAGCCGCGCGCGCGCTCAGGCCCTGGATCTACGCGCTGCTCGCGGCGACCACCGTGATGGTCATCGTTGGCCCGCCCAGGACCTACGCGCGCATCGAGGAGTGGCAGCCGCGTGTGCTGCTGGGCGTGACGTGGCTGTTCGTGGCCACCACCATCGCCACGCTGTGGTACCGGATCCCCGTCCGCCTGTGGCACCGGGCTCTGCTGCTCGGGTTCTCCGTCTACATGGTGGTGTTCGTCGGCGTGCTGCAGCTCTTCCGAGTGAACGCGCCGTGGATGGGGTTGGTCGACGGTGGCGCGTATCTGCTTCTGACCTGGTCGTGGGCCGTTTTGGCGTGGCGCACCGAGCCGGTGCCCGCCGGCATGTCGCCGGCGCTCCTTCGGCGGCTCGGGATGGAGGCGCGTTGACCGGCGCGTTCGTCGTCGCGATTGCCGTGGGCGCCCTGGTGGTGATGATCGGCTTTGGCCGGTACAGGCACCGTGAAGTCCTGCGGGACTGGTCGGGCATCCTGTCGCCGGAAGGCGCGCGCACGGTCGAGGCGGTGGAGGACCACGCCGCCATGGATCGCCACATGGCCGACGAGGCCTGGGGCCGCGCCATGATCGCCCAGGAGTCGCGCGAGTGGGCCGAGGCCGTGCGGCTGCTCGAGCTGGCCTATTGGGTGATCGAGGACGCGACCCCGGCGCGCCTGGAGCGCCTGCGCGCGATGACGCGCGTCTGCCGCCAGGCGGCGGCAGTGCTGCCGATGCCGGCCATCCAGACCGGGGCCTTCCGGCTGGGCCGGCTGCGGACCCTGGCTGGTGCTGGCGCCGCGTTGCACGCGATCCTGGTCGCGCCCACGGAAAGGATCGTGCTGCGCACGCGTCTACTGGCGGCCGGGCTGCGCATGGCGCTCTGGACGATGCGGCGGGCCCGAGCTGGCGCCGCACACCGGCCGGAGAGGGGGAAGGCCTGGCGCGCGTTCGATGCGGCGCTGGCCGACTGGAAGACGCTCGACGTCGAGCACCTCCAGACGTACCGGGCGGCGATGATGGTGCTGGCGGCCGAGCTGCGGCGCGAGGTGCCGGTTACGCTGTCGTGAACCGCGGTATGATCCCGGCCCCGATGACCGATCCCAGGGGCATCCTTCGGCTGGTGAGGCCGCCGTCCGGCATGGGCCCGGACGAGGCCGAGCGACCGCTCACGGAAGAGGAGCTGCTCGCGCTGGTGGACCGTTGCGTGAGCGACCAGCACCGCTGGCTCGCGTATCGGGCCGTGGTGGAGATCGCTCGGCTGCGGCGGCAGGCGGCCGAGCGCGCCGACTAGCGGGCCTTCTTCTTCGGCGGCCGCCCGCGCGGCCGCGTTCCCGGCGCCACGTTCCAGTACTTGCTCTTGCAGCCTGCGCAGGACGCCGGAGGCTTCTCGCCTTCGGACTCCCAGACGTGGCTGCACCTGGTGCACGTGCAGCGGTAGCGCTTGATGGTGGCGATGACGCGGTAGGGCATCGTGTCGGACATGGGAGCCTACCTCAGCCCCGCGCGCAATTCAGCCGGGTCAAGTCGGCGTTGGCTTCGCGCTGGCTCTTGTACGTGACGCCCGTCCACTCCCGGCGCTCCGGTTCGGCCAGGACGCCCGGCGCGGACATGACGCGAGTCACCAGCATCTGCCCGATCTTCCCATCCGGATTCAGAGCGACGGCGTAGTAGCGGATCGTCTTCATGCTTCCCCCCTTTATGCCGCCGACTCGTCGGCCTTGCCCGCGACGCGCTCGAAGGCGCGGCCGCAGCGCGAGCACGTCGCCTGCCAGTCGTCGGAGGCCACGCGCACCTTGTTGGTGATCCCGGCCTTGGGGTCCGGGGTGCAGCCGCACAGGTAGAGGCGCATCCGGCTGCCGCTGCCGGCGCCGCGCGACTTGCCGCCGCGCGTCCCGATGCCCAGCGGGCAGCGGCGGAACTTCGCCACCGGGAGGCCCACGCCCGACCCCGCGCCCATGGTGAACATCGGCTTGCCGTCGTTGGGCTCGGGAAGAGCGGCGATCGCGTTCCACAGTTCCGGCGCGAAGTGCTCCTCCGAGTAGGCCTGCCCGCCGGCCTCGGCGTGGCGCAGCCCCAGCATCCTGCAGGCCGCCTTCCACTCGACTCCGTGCCCGGTACCGCGCCCGGCCAGTACGTGGGCCGTCTCGTGGATCGTGGTCCCGGCGAGCTGCACGGTGCTTTCCTCGCCCGTGGCCGCCACCTCCACGAACTCGACCGGGGGCTGCTCGCCGCGCTGCCAGGCCGCGTAGTAGCAGAGGCCGCGCACGCCGCCCGGGCCGGCCCCGTAGACGAGCTTTGCCGCCAGGAGGCGCTCACGCACCGGGGGCGCCGGGATCAGGGCCACCGCGAGGGCCCGGACCTCGTGGATGAACTGCTCCCGGGTCATCTTCGGCTTCGGCTGCTCGCTCGCGTTCTTCATGGCCTAATAATAGGCTACCGGGTAGCGTCTGTCAAGGAAAAATACGCTACCGGGTAAATCTTTTCTGGTAGAACTAATCGCTACCGGGTTGCGTATATATGAACAGAGACGGACAGCGAGGAGAGACAGCGGGGGCGACGTCTGGTGACGGGGACGGGGCTAGACCCGCAACCAAGGGGGTTCGATTCCCCCCGCCTCCATCTCGCGGTCCTGGGAGCGCCTAGCGGCCGCTGGCGGGGCCAGGGCAGGCCAGGCGGGTCTAGCCGGCGCTGAGGCGGTGGATCGTGGCCCCCGAGGGCCGCCAGCCAACCCCCGAAATAGTTGCGGCCGCCACTAGGGCGGCCGCGGGGGCGACAGGAACGGTGCTAGACGTCCAAGGGTAGACCCGGCCCGTGGGGCCGCGCAAGGCCCCTACCGGCCGGACGGGCACTCCTCCGGGTAGTGCCAGGTGTCGGGCGGGGCCGGGTCGCTGGTGCTGTCGTGGCGCCGGTTGAAGCGAAATTCCGTGTTGGCCGGCGGGTTGTCGATCTCGCCCGGCTGCTTGGCCGTGAAGTACGTCAGGTTCTGGCTCCCGTCCGAGTTGTTGAAGTTGATCACCCCCGCCCGGCACTGGCCGGCGTGCAGCTCGTCGAACAGCACGAAGTGCACGGCCTCGCCCAGTCGGGGCGCGCGAACGGTTCCCGCCTCTTCGGTGTTTTGCATCTCAACCCTCCATCGTTCAAGACGTTCAGACGTCGGCCACCACGCGCGAATCCAGCACGCCGTTCGTGCCCAGGTTCTGGAGAACCCAGCTCAGGTTGATGGCCAGCGTCAGCCCTCGCGGGAAGGTCCACAGCACGCCCTGTCCGATCGACGCGGGCAGCGCAACCCTCTCGTGATAATCGGACGACAGCGTGGGCTGGACGCTGTGCGCGAGCGCGGTGTCGGTGCTGGCGATGCCGGTCAGCGTCGGCTCGGCCGGGTCGTCGGGCATGACCACTACGGGCGTGGTGCGCGTGCCGGCAGCGGTGGAGCGGTTGATCCCGTACGTGGAGGCCGTCGCGGCGGCCAACGTGATCAGCCACTCCAGGATGCGCGGTCGCTGGCCGGTGCTGGTTGCGATGTCCATCGCGGCCTGACCGCTGGTGGTGTTGGTGGTACGTCGGGCGATCCTGTAGAGCGCCATCACTCTCCTCCCTGCTCGCAAATGCTCTGGTGCGGGACGACAAAGGTCTTGACCCGCGTTGAAACGCACGCCTTTCCGCTCGTCGGGTCGCGGTCCTGGAAGTCCTCGGACCGCGAGTAGACGGCCATGTTGCCGTGCGTGACCCAGTGCTTGCCGTTGCAGCTCGCCGCCGCCCTCAAGGGCTCAGCGGCGTCTCCAGCCTGGGCCAGGTGGTCGTCGGGAACCCCGTCGTACCACAGGCCCTCCAGGTACTCGACCACCGGCGTGGTCTCGGTGGCTGGGATCACGACGGTCTGCACGAACAGGACCCGGTTCCACGGTGAAGGCATTACACACTCTCCAGTCGGACAGGGATGATCGTGCCGGGCATCTGCTCGCCCAGCAGGAAGACGCGCGTAGGCGGTGGCGTCAGCCGCTCGCGGTATAGGGTGAAGATCCGGGTCCCGTCGCACTCAGGGCAGACGATGTAGTCGTCGCCGCACAGCCACAGCCGGCCCGGGTAGTGCGAATGCAGGCACGTCGGGCAGGGCTTGTCGATGCGCGTGATTCCGGCGCGGTCGCGGTGGACGCTCATACGAGGCCAGGCCGGCCAGCGATCAGGTGCTGACGGTTGCGCGGGAACAGTCCCAGCAGCTCGGCGAGCCCGCGATCGAGCGCCTGGCCGAAGACCTGCATGATGGTGCCGACCTCGTCGAGCGCGCGCGGCAGGTCGGCGGTGTAGGCGACGACGTTGCAGACGTGCGTCTGCGGGTCCTTGCGGATCGAGAGGATCCTGAAGACCTCCTCGTTGGCCATGCCCTCCACTTCGGCGCCCAGCATCCGCGTCCGCTGGATCCTGACCAGGTCGCCCACCGTCTTCTTGAGCAGCCGGCCCTTCAGCGAGAAGGTCACGCGCCGCCGCGGCAGAACGGCCAGCAGCATCTGGTTCCATGCCTGGGCCTGGACGTCGGCCGCCTCCCAGCAGAGCGTGTCGAACTGGCGAGGGAGCCTCTGGTTGTGGCGCAGCGCGACACCGTTGTTGCTGGCCTCGCGTGTCTTGACGATGCCCGTCACCGGGTCCTCGTCGTACGTCAGGATGACGGACGCGTAGGTGTCCTCGATCGTCTTCCCCGAGCGGAAGGACAGGAAGTCGCGGTCGGTGAGGAGCGGCGCCGTGGCCGCCTGCTCCGCGAGCTGGACGGATGAGGTTGCCCGCGGGCGCCAGTACCAGACGCCATTCCCGTCCAGGCTGACGTCGGCGTGCGTGCTGACCTCGAAGCGGTCGATGATCTCCTGCACGGTGAGCGTGGCGCTGGGGCCGAGCCCTCCCAAGTACAGGTTGACGGCGATCTGGTGGCTGGTCCTGGCAGCCACGAACGACGCGAGGTCGATCGACGACGACGGGAGGCCCAGGATCTTGACCAGGATGAAGTGCAGCGCGGTGGGGATCTTGTAGATGATGGCCGTCGTACCGCCGCCGGTTACTCCCGTGAAGCGGCCGTCCGTGTGGTCGCGGTAGCCCGTGGCGTCCACTCGGATGATGAACTGATCCGCGCGGCTCTCGTCGTAGAGCGCGGTCCCCGACTGGCTCAGGCCGGACAGGTCCGCCGACCCCTCGAAGCCGAACACGGGCCACGCCGAGCGGTGCTTGTTCGCGCCGCTGGACAGTGGGATGCTCATCGTCCCGCCCGCGTAGTTCACCGATACCTGATGCGTGGTGTTGCTGTACGCCACGGCCACGTCCGGTACCACCAGCGCATCCAGCGCCGCCTCTGCCGCAGCGCACAGCGTGGTGCAGGTGTACAGGCCAGGCGTCAGATAGACGACGTACGTCACGCCGTCGAGGATGATGTCCAGCGCGTCATTCATCCGCACTTCGCGCACCACGTCAGCCGACGCGGCGCCGCCGAAAATCTCGAAGGGGCCGGGGTTGCTGAACATCGACGCCCGGCCGGTCGTAGCGTCCGAGGTGAACTCGCACGCGACGCGCCGGTCCTGGTCGCGGCGGTTGGCCGCGTCCTCGTCGGTGTAGGCCCACATGGCGACCTGGCCCATGACGTCCGTCCCGTTGCCCCAGGTCGGATCGTTGACCTCGAAGATGGGGAGACGGTTGGTCAGGCCCAGCGCCACGCGGGGAGGTCGCATGTTGTACTTCGGGCCGCCGATCAGGATCGGTCGCGGGCGCCCGACGTCACGGTCCGACATCTCCGGGGACACGGTGCGGCCCAGGGTCTCCACGGGCAGCAACACGCTCAGCGCCAGCCGTGTGTCCTGAGCGTCGAGGGTGGCGTCGAGGTCACCGACGTCGTAGTCGCGCACCTCTCCGCTGAATTGCGACCAGAGGTCGTCGCGCGTGATCTCCTGCCCGTCGTCGAAGCTGCCGCCCTGCTGGACCGCCGCGTACCGGCCGCCCACGTCGTAGGACCCCAGCAACGTCTCCAGGTAGCCGCGCGGCATGTCCGCATCGCCGTCCCTGTTGAGCAGCCGGATGCCGGTGAGTCCCACCGACTCAGCGCCCATGAAGGGGTCCTCGCTGCTGATCTCCACCGCCGGCAGCGCGCTCGACCCCAGCCGGGGCTCCACGTACTCGTAGCGCCAGACGGGCCTGAAGGTGCTGCTGTAGACGATCATGTAGCCCGTGCTGATGGAGGAGGCCTTGCCGTTGTGGAGGAGGGCGGCGATGGCGAGGCTGGAGTTGGTGGTGGGCGCGCGCCAGGCGAAGATGGCGCGCTTTCGCTCTCCTCCCGTCTTCTTCAGCTCGAGCCCGGTGGTGGTGGCCGTCTCGGTCCGGCCGTCGTCAGCGATGGAGTTGCCGACCGGGGATAGCCGCACGCGCAGGCGTGGCGTCAGCTCCGGCGGGATGTCCGGCGAGGTCGAGTACTCGATCGCGGTCCAGTACAGCCCGCCGATGACGGTCGTCAGCGCGGCCTGCTGGATGCCGCCGATGGCGCCGGCCGACTGTCCGCTGGCTCCTGGCCGGATCATGGCCGCGAAGACCCCGTCGACGACGATCTGCTGGACCGCGACGCCGGTGGCGCTGACCCCGATCTCGTTCCAGCTCCCCAGGTCCGTCGGCGCGGGCCAGTCTTGGAGCGTCGCGTTGGCGAGCTTCTCCGGGCCGAACAGCGGCTCCGTGCTGCCCACGCTGCTGAACAGGCGCAGGAAGTCGACGCGGATAATCGTGTCCCGCGGGTCGGCGTCGTCCTCCAGGTGCACGTACAGGGTGCTCGGAGATCCGGGCAAGAAATAGAACGAATCGGCGGTGCCTGAGACCTCGGACACCGACTCCTTGCGCGTCAGCACCTGGCCGTCGAGGCCGACGACCGCGCCGACCTCGAGCGGCACGCCCTCGAACTCCTCGGTGAACTGCGTGCTGTAGGTGCCGGTGTCGTCGATCGGAGCAACCCAGAGGGTGTCGACCTGTCGCCCCAGCAATAGCTGAACGAACCCGCGGCGCTCGCAGTAGGTCTGCTCCGTGAGCTCGTTGAAGGTACGTAGCCCGGAGCGCAACCCCAGCGCCCCGTGGCCGATTCGACTGAGCGGTCGGCTCACGGCAGCGCCCGCACCAGCTTGAATTTGGCGGTCCAATACTGGCCGCCGGCGGCAGCCACGATCGGCAGCCCGCCATCACGAAAGCCGTACTCGAAGTCCAGCGTGTCGACTCCCGCGTCGAACCCGAACCCGAAGCACTTCCCCTTCGGCGTCGCGCTGCGGTGCGCCCGGAAGATGTCCGCGTCCGCCGTCGGCACTTCGAGGAACTCCAGGTCGTACGCCGGCGCCTCCACCTTGAGGTCCCCGTACAGCGCTCCTTCGGTGGCGCGCTCGATCTCGGACAGGTCGTCGCCCTCCTCCTGGTAGTTGACCGAGAAGCCGACGCTGGGCTGGCGGTACAGCCCCGAGTAAGCGATTCCGACCTCGTTGAAGCCGTCCGTGTTGCCGGGGTCGAAGATGACGAACACGGCGTAGCGATACGTCTGCACGGACGCGAAGTAGCTGATGGACAGATCGCCCGTGCCGGTCAGGAACTCGCTGTAATTGGGCGTGGTGAGGGCGTGCAGCACCGACGTGTTCGACAGGCAGAAGCGGATGACCGCGTCGGAAGTGGTGTTCGTGTCGACCAGGAACGCGGCCTGGTGGTCCATGGCGCTTCCGAGGTCGACTGCGACCCAGTGCCGGCCGTGGTAGCTGGCGTCGTCGGCCGTGAAGGTGGTGGCCGCCGCGGTCAGGCCTCCGGAGGTGTCCCAGCCCATGTCGTTCCAGAGACGCTGCGCTGCGGCGTCCACCGTCCCGAAGGCCAGCTTGAAGGGCAGGTCGGCACTGATGGTGAACTTCTTCGTGCTGTCGCTGTAGGTGACGGCCCACACTGGGGTCGGGTCCGCCGCCTCGAGACCGGAGCGAATCGCCTCGCACAGGATCGCCGCGGTGGCGTAGGTGGCTCCGGCCAGCGTGATCGTGAAGTTGCCCGGGCCGGCGGCGCGGTTGAAGTCGAGCTTGTCGTTGTAGCCGGTGGTGACGACCCATCCCGTGTCGGACCGCCACGGCTTGCTGCGGAGCTGGTCCAGTAGGAACCGTGGCGGGCAGCTCGTGATGTAGGAATCGGCCGTCAGCACCGCGCCCGACGTCTTCCACGTGTTCTGGTCCAGGATTCGGCAGGTGCGGGGCAATCACATCCTCCTGGTGTTGCGCTTCTCCCGGCCGTATCCGAGGCCCTGGCGCTTCGCGACCTGACGCGTGACGACGGCGCCATCGAGGTAGGTGGGGCCGACGGAGATGTGGGCGGGTCGGCTGCCACCGTTGGCCGCGGCGGCCGCCTGCACGGCACCGGCGACGATCTGCTTGAGCTGCTGGCTGCGCAGCACCACCTCAGGGTCAGCGTCGGTCCCGTGCAGGACGGCCGGCACGCCCCAGCCGGTCACGACGCCGCCGCCGGCCAGGGAGTGGACGTCTCCGTCTCCGCCGCCCCTGTCGCCTGGCGAGGAAATGTTGGGATGGACGTTGACCGGGATGTTGATATCGCCGAGGCCGTAGAGCCGGCTGATCGCCTCGACCAGGCGCTCCATCTGCTCGGCGGCGCGCCCCATCGAATCCTGGAGCGAGGAGCCGAAGGTGATGCCGGCTTCCTCGGCCGTCTGGAAGGCCTGCCCGTTCTCGTCGAGGATCTTGCCCTGGGCGAGCAGCTCCTCCACGATCTTGCGCATGTCCTCGGGGATCGCGGCCCCGGCCTGGCGCGCCTGGTTCACGTACTCGATCATCGACGGCCCCATCTTGTCGATGACGAGGTTGTGGTCGGCGCCGGCCTGCGTCAGGAGCTTGTACTTCTCGAACAGCGACATCGCCTGCTGGTCCAGCTCCTGCTGCGCGAACTTCGGCCCCATCTGGCCGATCTCGATGCCGAACTCGCGCATCGCATCCTTGACCTTCTGCGTGGCCTGGTCGGTGATGCCGAAGGCGTTGTTGAGCTGGTCGATGGCGCCCTGGAGCGCGTTGCGGTCTTTCGCTCGCAGCAGCGCGTCCAGGGTCATCCCGGCTTCCTTGGCCTTGCGGTTCAGCGCATCGAGGCCTCCTGCGGCCGCGATGAACTGGTCGCGCATGTCGTTGGTCTTCTTGCCCTCGCCGCCGAAGAGGCCGCTGAAGAGGGAGCCGATGCCGCCGCCGAGGAGCGCGCCGAGTGGGCCCGCTACGCCGCCGATGGCGCCGCCCAGCGTTCCGCCGATGGACTTCTTGAGGGTTTCGCCGAGGCCAGATCCGATGGATGCGCCGAGGCTAGCGCCGATCGCGCGCCCGACGTCGCCGCCGCCCTGGATGGCGCCCAGGATCACCTGCGGCAGGTTCTCGACACCAGCCTTGAGGGACCGCTTCAGCTCGCCAGTGATGACCGGGCCCCAGGAACTACCCTTGCCACCAGCGGCACCCAACTGCTGATTGAGCAGGTCGCCAAAGTTCTTCCCAATCGGCATGAGCATCCCGGCGGCGGCCATGATCCGCTGGTTGAGGACCGCCTGGGTCGCCTCGAAGTTCGCCTTGTCGGCCGCCACCAGGCCGGACAGCGCGGCCTCCCACTTCTTCTCTTCCTTCTCGTAGAACTCGGTCCAGTGCTTCTCGTTGGCGGCCGCGCGCCCGCGCTCGAACTCTTCGTCAAGCCGCTTCTGCTGCTCGCGGTGCTTGTTCGCCGCGGCGGCGGCCTTCTCGTGCTTTTCGGCGAGCTCCTGAAGGAGCCCTGCGCCAGCCGTCAGGACCGGCTTGGCCTTCCCCTGCAGGTACTCGATCGCCTCCTTCGTGTTCTGCCCGTGTTTCGTCTGCCACTCGAGCTGCTTTTTCGTGGCCTCGACGTTGGCCTTGGCCACCTCCGCCTGCTGTTTGGCCAAGCCCGCCGTAGCGGCGGCCATCTCCATCATTGGCGTCTTCATGCCAACGATGAGCATCAGGGAGTCCCGAAGGTCGTCCGTGGCCTTCGTCACCGCCGGGAAGGTGTTGAGCCAGGAACCGATGGCGAGGCCGATGGAGAGGCCCGCGCCCACCACGCCGGCCGTCGCGGCGTTGAAGCCCATCGCCGTGGTCTTGAGGTTCTTGAAGCCCACGCCGGCCAGGTCCAGCGTCGCCGAGAGGCCCTTCGTGTTCTGGATGGGCCCTCCGAGCGCCGAGTCGAAGGCCGCCAGGGTGTTCGCCGCGCGCTGGGTGTCGTCGCTGGCGCTCTTGAAGGCGCTGTTCATCTTCAGCGCCTCTTCGTGCATCGCCTCCATGCGCTGCGCGGCGCGCTGCTGCGTGGCCGTCCAGTCCTGAAACTTCTTGTCCGTCCGGTCGACGCTGTCCTGCATCGCCTTCTGGCCGGCTACGAACTGGGCGAAGGTGGCCTCAGTCTGGTTCTTCGCCGCCAGCACCATCTGGAGGGTCTGGTCCATCAGGCGGCCTCGTTGACAGGCGCATCGCGCCGGGGGTAGGTTCTCGGCCCCGGAGGTGACGCATGCGGCGTTCGGCCATCCTCATCGCCCTGCTGGCGGCGGTGCCGGCGGAGGCCCAGGTCATCCGCGAGATGACCCCCGATCTGGTGAAGCGCGCTGCGGCGGAGAAGAAAGGCGAGTGGTGCTATCGCCTTTCCAACAAGCGAATGCTCGCCGGCGACACGCTGGCCAGCGACTTCACCGTGGGATGCTTCACGACGCCCTACTCGCGCGTTGCGCTGGCCGCCAACATGGCCAGGGAGAAGCTGGAGACGTTCGACGCTGAGCACCTCCCGGCCGAGATGCTCGCGCCCGAGCTGCACGTGCACGCCTTCCCCAGGACCGAGGCCGGCGTCATCAGCGTGCAGAAGGTGCTGGTCATGCCGCGCAAGAGCAAGGACCCGGCCCAGGCCGTGCAGCCCACGCGCACCGAGGAGGCCGTGGCCATGTACCGCAACTTGATGGGCGCCCAGTTCGAGGGGAAGGGCCTGACGGCGGTCTTTCCTCTCGAGGTGCTGAGCGACGCGAACGACGTCCGCATCGTCTACGAGGCGCCCGCCTGCTCCCAGGGGTTCGGCGGCAGCACGTCGACCTGCGCGGCCGACTTCAAGATCAAGGGCGTCCGGTAGCCGGTGGCCCTCTCTCGCGTGGAGCTGATCGCCGGCGTTGCGGCCGCCTTCCTGTGTGGGGCCGGCGCCAGCCGCCTCGCGCTCCCGCGCCAGGCCACGATGCGCCCCCTCTCCATCGAGGGCCTCCACATCAAGAGCGAGCCCATCGCCTCCGGTCAGACCCTGTCGCGCGAGGCCGCCTGGACGTGCCCCACCGACGTCTACGTGATCGGCTGGTCGTACAACGTGGGCGCCATCGGCGCGAACCCGGAGCTGTTCCTGATGCACCGAGACACCGTGCTGTTCTTCGGCCAGCGCGGCGGCGGCGCGCCCGGCGCGAACCCCGCCTTCTACCGCGAGGGCGCCGGCTACCGGCTGCCGGCCGGCGAGCCGCTCTCGCTGCGCCTCACCATGACGAACCGTGGCGCGCCCGGCGACACGCAGGGGGCCGCGGCGCTGGTCTACTTCGTGCCGGTGGCCGGGAACTAGCGCCGCTCGCGCTTCACGCGCTCCGGTGGCGGCTCCGGCGCCGCGGCGGAGGCCTCGGCTTTGGCCTTCGCCTTCCGGCTGGCCATCACGTGCGGCCACTCGTCGGCGAAGACCCTCGCCGCGTCCGCCAGCCGCCCCGGCTGCTTCAGCAAGCCGCCCCGCAACGGCCACTGCGGTGGCCCCGACGGCATCCCGCTGAACCGGTCCCACGTGACCTCGGAGAGCCACCACCGGACGGCTTCGAGCGCGTCCTCCGGTCCCTGCCGAATCGCTGCGGACGGACATATCGTCGTTTCAACCCGCGCCTTGCCGTCGCTCCCTACGCCGAAACGGTGGACTCGATCTCTTCGCTGCTGGCCGTCGCATCCGAGAGCGCGGTCCCATCCACGCTCGCGGTGGGCGTCGCATCCGAGGCGGGCGATTCGGGCCGGCTCGCTGTCTCCGCAGAAGACGTGGAGCGCGAGCCGGAGAGAAAAGTCTCGACCCTGGAGAGCCCCGCCAGGTTGTTGAGGGTCATCAGGACGAAGAACAGCATGTCGTCGTCGGCTTCGTCGAAGAGGCCGCTGCTGGTCGTGATGTCGGTCCCGTCCACCCTGAGGCCGCTGACGTTGCGCACGTTGTCGACGACCGTCTGGCGCAGCTCGTCCTTGGGGACGATCTCGTAGCAGTTGGCCAGGATGGTCGCCTTCTCGGAGGCGGCCAGGCCGTCGGCGTGGCCCCGTTCGATCTCCGAGAGGACCTGGATGACCACCTTTCGCAGCGCCTGCTTCTCGTGGCGGCGCAGCCGGCGCATCTCCATCCGGACCACGGGGCCGTCGGGGTTGCCGGGCTCGGGGCGGTAGCTGATCGGCTCCCACCGCTTCAGCTCGAGGATCTTGGAGCTCATGGCCGCGAAGATGCGGCCTGGGCGCGGCGGGATAAAGGGTTGCCGCCGGAGGTTTTCTCGCCGGGGGCGGGGAAGCGGAGCAGGACCTGGTCCCGGACGCTGGGGTCGGCGCGCAGGGCGGCCCGAACGAGCGGGGCCTGGCCGAGGTCCAGCGGGTGCTCGTTTGCACGCGCAGCGACGGCCGTCAGCAGCGCGCGCGCCGCCGGCCGGCGCACGCCAAGGGCCCGCAGCTCGAGCTCGGCCGCCTCGCGCCACCCCCGCGGCCGCCCGCGCCGGGCCGGCGCCTCGGCCCGCAGATCGTGCGCCGCGGTCCTGGCCAGCGCGCGCGCCACGTGGAGGTGGCCGGCCAGCTCGGCGCCGACCGGCTCCTCCAGGTCGAGCACGGCCGTGGCCGCCTCCTCAAACCGGGCCAGGCGCGCCAGGCGGGCCGCCACGGCGCGACGGCGCGCGCTCGCGACGGATGGGATGGCCGAGCGCTGCGCCGCCCAATACGCGGCCAGCAGAGCGCGCCCCAGAGCGTCCAGCGGCACAGCTGTGAGTCGGGAAAGGATCCCGCGGAGCCTGCGCGTTTCAACGCGCGAGGCGCCCGCGGTCAGCCAGCCCAGGTCCAGGTCGCCCTCAGATCAGGGCC